CGGACGGGCGGCGATGATGTCTGTATGCCACGCATCAAAATTGAAGCGGCATGAAGAAGGCGCGAACGCTCCCGGGCAAGCCTAAGTCTAGCGCAAAAGTTCACAAATTTCTCGAATCGGTAAAATTAGCAAGTAAACTAAAGGGTAATGGCACTCAGCACGCAAAAGGCGCTTGATGGCGACGCGGGTTGGTCTGGATTCCGGTCTAGGCAGGACCCTCTGACGCTCCCGTCTGGGATTGCGCAAAGGGCAGAGAATATGCGGTTTATTCGCGGGCGCGCTACACTGCGGCGCGGCGGCAAAAGACTCGCCGACAACATTAGTGCTTCATCTGCCCCGGTGACAATTCCATTTGCACTTGGTGCGGATATTTCAATTTCCAGTATCACTCGATCAAGCACGACGGCGACTGCCACGACTGGATCCGCTCACGGCTATTCGACCGGGGATCAAGTAAATATAAGGGGCGCCGATCAAACCGCATACAACATTGATGCGGTGATCACGGTAACCGGCGCAACAACGTTCACTTACACGGTTGCCGGAAGCCCGACGACGCCAGCGACTGGGGGGATCATCGCAAACAAAGGCCCAGTAGTTCGCAATTCATACACAGGAGGAATCTTTGCATCTTGCGTGTTTTCCTCACCAGCATCGACTCCAACGGGAAACGGGAACGAATATATCGTGCTTGCCGCCGACGATCGTGCGTACCTGTGGCGGGACGGTGAATCCATTGTTACGAAAACTTATCCGGCAGGGCAAACGATTGATGAGGCGGATTCAGTCAAGCTCATTCAATGCTTTGACGGGTTGTTCCTTTTCCGATCAAGGCCGCTCACCGGGGACTATGCAAGAAAGTCCGCAACGCTTACAAGATCAGGCGCGACAGTGACGGCGACATGCACAGGGCACGGCTTCACGACATCGGACAGGGTTGCGATCGAGGGCGCAGCGCAATCCGGATACAATCACGAATTCCCCGTTTCCGGCGTGATTGACGCAAACACCTTCACGTTTTCCGTAAGTCATTCTCCAACGAGCCCAGGAACGGGAACGATCACAGCGCGACGAGTCAAGCCGCCGCTTTATTGGGACGGCACGGCAGGCAATAACTTTGTCGCAACCTCAGGAGGCAACAACGCGGCAGGGGACACGTTTTCAAATCTACGCAGTACGTCGATTGCCGCATATTTCAATAACCAGCTTGTCATTGCACCAACCCCAGCACAAGACACCATTCTTGTTTCCGACATCCTTGATTACGGCACGTTCGACCCCCTGCTGAAATCGTTCCGTGCAAATGCCGGATCCGCAGACAGGATCGTTGCGCTTCACCCGTTCGCGGAGGGCGACATTCTCGTTTTCATGCGCAATTCGATCTATCGGGCGCACATTGAGATTGCGTCCGATGGGGTTTCGATCGACCCGGCAACGTCCTTCATCCAGATGATTACGAATGAAGTTGGATGCAGGGCAGCTAATACGATTGTAACGGCTGGGAGCTTTGTTTACTTCCTCGCAGATCAAGGCGTATACCGTCTTGATAGCCAGTACACAGATTTGAAGGTTCGCGGCGTGCAGCTACCGCTTTCCGATCCGATTGCAGACGTCCTTGACGAGATCAACGAAGAAACAGTGTCAACGTCTTGCGCTGCGTGGTTTGACAACCGCTATTGGCTCGCCCTTCCGTCCGAGGGGAGCAGCCTTCCCGATGTTGTTTTGTCGTTCAACGTGCTCAACCAGGAATGGGAATCGATTGATTCGTACCCGACCGAAATGCATTCGCTTGTGGTTTCGGATTACAATTCAAAGCGGCGTTTGTTTGGGGGATCGCGCTCGGGCAAACTATTCGTTTTGGAGGAGCGGACGGATGGTGACGATCCAAATGATTCCGCAGCCGTTGGGACCGTGGCGATTGATGGGTTGCTCAGGACTCGCCGTTTTTGGCTAAATTCTCCGATGCCCAAGCGGTGGGTTCGCGTTCTGATAAATATGTCGCTTGAGTCTGCCGCTTCTGTTAATGTTACGGCACGAACTTTTGACGCGGATCAAAGTGTTTTTTTGGGTGCGACTACGAACAGCGCAGACGCAACGGAAGACTATAGCGAAAAGCTTCCTGTGCGTGTTGTCGCGCATTCCTTAGAGATCGACATTGAAAACACGACGACAAGCGGCTTTGAGGTGAAAACTTTGTTTGCGGAGGCCGCCAAACCGGATTCCACGGACGCAACGCGAGGGGTGAGATAGAAAACATGGGAGCGGATTTTACTTCGGGCCAAACAGTAACGGCCGACATTTTGAACGACATTTTCCCGCCGGGGTGCCTGTTGTCTTATGGTGGGGCAACAGCACCGGCGGGATTCCTCCTTTGCTATGGTCAAGCTGTTAGCCGGACCACGTACGCGCGGCTTTTCACGGCCATATCAACGGCGTGGGGAGTCGGCGACGGTTCGACGACATTCAATGTTCCAGACTTTCGCGGCAGAAGTATCGTCGGGAAAGACGACATGGGCGGAAGCGCGGCAAGCCGCGTCACGACTGCGGGAAGCGCGGTTGACGGGGCAACGCTTGGCGCAACGGGCGGGGCGCAGAATGTAACCCTAACCTCTGCGGAATCTGGCGTTGGGGCGCATACTCACACGGTTACTGACCCGGGCCACACGCACCAACACGGGAGGTTGAATCAGGGCGGTGATTTGGTGCCTGTCGGAACCGGCACGGCTGCACTGACTCAGACAGCAAACGCAACAAGTCAGTCCGCAACTACCGGAATTTCGCTTGTTAGCTCGTCGGCGAACGCCAGTTCGCCGCATACCAACATGCCGCCCGTTGCGGTGGCAAATGTGATAATCAAGACATAAGGGGGAAATATGTCCACAATCGCACAACCTAGCCCGAGGGACTACGCGTCCGAACAGGCCGCAATTCTCGCGCAATCAGAAGCGGCGGCGGCAGCTCAACAAACTTCGATCCTTGGATCGATCTCGCCGTATTATCGACAGCTTGCGCGCGCGGATCAACAGTATCAAGCGGGGCAAGCGCAGTTCCTTTCTAGTTCTCCATATCAATCGTATACGACCGGATCGTTGTCGTATTTGCAAGGGCTGGCGCAGTCGGCAACTCAATCAGGGTATGGCAACGCTGCGTTTTATCGAACGATCGGAGAGCAGGCGGCGGCGCAAGGATCGCAGGCTGAAAGACGGTTTATGGATCAGGGGGACCAAGCAATGCAGATTGCTGATAGGTCCGCAGCAGAGGTGCGCGGTGCGGCTGATACGATCGGAGCGGTTGGCAATGATGCCTATGCTCGATCGGAGCGTTATGCGGGGGATGTTGCTGGATACGCCAACACGTTTCGCGGACTTGGCGACACGGCGGTTTCGCAACTCAATAGTGATCTTGGAATGCAGCTTGAAAAGCAAGCTGCGGCGGACTTGGCACTTGGCAAGTCGCTTTCGGCCGAAGATCAGCGGCTTGCGTCGCAATCTGCCAGGGGCGCATTTGCAGCGCGCGGACTGGCGACGGGAGAGGGTGGTGCGGCGGCGGAAATCCTTAACCGCGACGCCTATGGGACAGCGCGGCAGGATCAAAGACGATCGTTTGCGACCCAAATCAATGAGCTTTCAAACGCCGAACGCGCGCGTCGGTTGCAGCTTGGCGGGTCGTTCTACGGATCCGCGCAGGGCGCACTTGCTCAGGCGGCGGGCATCGATCAGTCTGGCCGACAAATCCAACTTGGTGCGCTGAATTCACGAGCATCTCTGTACAACGCGGCCGGGGCAACTCAACTGCAGGGGGCTCAACTTCGAGGTTCACTGTATGGGTCGGCGCAGCAGGCGCAGCAATTCGGGCTTGGCATGCTCTCGGATTCCTACCGAGCGGCGGGGGCATCCGAAGCGCAGGGCTTGCAGACGGCACAGCAAAGCGCATCCGCGATTGGCAATCTTTCCGTTGCCGGGGATCCCTACCGCGCGGCCGGGACCGGCTACGGCACAAGTTTGCTTGGTCAGGTTGGCACGCTGTACAGCAACGCAGCGGGCTCGCAGCAGAATTATGGCGCGGACTTGTACAACACAAATTTGAACATGCAGGCGAGCTTGCACAACACGCAACTCAACAATGAAGCGGCACTTCAAAGCGCGCAGGAGCAGGCGGCGGCAACTTCGGCGGCTGCGGGTTCCGCGCAAAGCGGCGCGCTCATTGGGGCCGGTGGGGCCGTGCTTGGCGGCGTCGCGATCGCAATTTAATGATGAACCACCTACACGCGGAAACGATGCGGAAACTTGAGTTGTGGGTAAACCAAGCTCAAAACCCCGTCGTTCTTTGGAGCGGCGGCAAAGACTCAAACGCGATGCTGCACATGATCCTTTTCGGGCTCGGTGTGAAGCTGCCCGTAATTCAGTGGAGGGAACCGCGCTTTCGCCATCGGTACGCGTTTAGCGATCGCCTGGCGAAGGAGTGGGACCTTGAAGTTTACGATTATGCGCCCTCACGCGTGGCACTGTCCGATGGGCCCGACATCGAAACCGGAGAACCTCGCTTTGATTTTCTCAAATACTATCAATGGGGCAAGTCAACGGCGATCATCCTTTCGCTGGGAACCGAGCACCCTAAAGAGGGCGAGCCGTACCTATGCGGCGTTACCGATGTTTTGCAGCGTCCGGTTGGGTCATTTGTTTTCCCGTGGGACAGCGTTTTTCATGGTCAAAAATCTTTTGACGTTGACTTGATCAAGGGCGGCGTTCCTCTCATGCAGGACGTTCGCACGACCAACGATGCGCCAACACAGTTCTTCCCGCTTCGTGCGTGGACTGACGCGGACGTTTTCGGCTACGCGGAACAATACGGTTGCCCGATCGACGAAACGCGATACGTCAAAATCAATGGCGTATGGGGGCACAATCCAGACAAATCACAGAACGCCGATTACTACCCGATATGCTTCAACTGCGTGAATCGCCACAAGGGGCCGATTGTGTTTTGCCCGAAGATGCAAGCCGAGGTGACGAACATAAGCGAGAGGGCTCCTTACGAGGACATAGTGATTCCGGAGCAGGGATTCCGACCGACTTGGAACGATTCGATTGTCAACGGTGTGGGGCATGCTGTGCACACCGTTGGAGTTGGCCGCTGCTCAGGAGAGACAGGAGCGATGCGGGAGGCATCCCGTTTGAGATGACGCGCACAGATTACCCGCTTATGAAAACTATTGACAGCCGATGCGTCGCGCTAACTGGCGTTATTGGTGAATCGGTGGGGTGTTCGATTTACGCGAATAGACCGGACGCGTGCCGGAAGTTTGCACCAGGAAGCGCGCTTTGCATTGAGGCCAGAATCAAGAGAGGGATCAAATAATGCCATATCAACCAACAGTGAACGACCGGAGCGGGGAGATTCTCGCGCAAGGTCAAGTGAACGCATCGCAGACCCGCGCGCAGGGTCAAATTGCGATGACGCAGGGGATTGCGTCGGCAATTCAATCTATTGCGGGCGGGATCACGCAGGGGATTGCGAAGCAACAAGAAACCATCGCGCTTGATCAATATACGGTTGGAACGGCTGAGGCACTGGGTAATATCTCTCATCAGGATTTGGCGGCTATCGGCGTAAATCCATCGAGCTTCCAAGAACAAATTGCCGGGACGTTGGCAATTAAGGACCCCGTCAAGCGCGCGGCGTCGCTTGCCGTGACTCAAGACATGCTCGGGAAGCTGTCGACTCAAAACAAGATCAACACACAGATGCAAGGCGTAATGATGCGCCAGCAATACGGAACGGCTACAAAAATGGCATCGCCTCAAAATGCCCCAGCGGCGACTGCAGACCCATACGCGGGGAATCCGGCACTTGACTTCATCAACTAAAATGTCAAACCCTTTCATCGTCGAACCGCAGCTTCCCGACCTTGGATCTAATCCGGTTGGGATGGCTGACACTGCCGCAATGCAGGTTGCGCAACCCCCGCCGCAAATCACGCAACAGGGCGGCGTTAGCCTTCCGCAATCACGCGAGGAGTTTGACGCGCTGCCAGAATACCAGAAAGACGCGCTCCGCATGTTTAAGGCTGCGGTGTTATCTGGCGGGCGTCCGACGCAAGCAGACATGACGAAGTTCGCGTCTGAATCATACGTCAGGTATCAGGATCGCCAGCAGAAAGAAGTCGACTCCAATCAATCACGCGCGCTTGAAGAGAGGAAGCTTACCCTTGAGGCGGAAAAGCAGCGGGCCGCGCTCACGGAAGAGGCGGTAAAGGTCGATCAACTCGAAAGTGATGCGAACTATGCCAAGGAGCTACTTGGAAAGCTCAAAACGCACAAGGGGCTTGATTACGCAACAGGGTTGTCCTCGAAACTACCAAAGCTTCCGGGCAGTGATGCGGCAAACTTTCAGTCCGTCTATGACCAAGTAAAGGGCAAAGCGTTTTTGCAGGCGTTCCAAAGCTTGAAGGGGTCCGGCCAAATTACGGAAATCGAAGGACAGAAAGCAACGGAAGCGATTGCGCGACTTGATCCCGCGCAATCGAAGGAAGCATTTGTTCAGGCCCTTGATGAATTCGCGCAAGTCATCGACAAAGGAGCCCAGCGCGCGGCGATGCAAAAAGCCGCGTTGATGAAGTCGCCGCTACTTTCCGGCATGCAGCAGGCTAGCGCGACGTCATCGCGGCCTCCCAGTCAAGCGCAACAGCAGCAACAGCCGCAAATCATTATGAAAGCTGGTAAAAAGTGGCGTCAACTTCCTAATGGGAAATATGTCCTCGCCGAATAAAAGTTACTCGCTCGAAGAGCTTGACGCGATGGACGCGCAAGCGGCGGTCGTTGATTCTACTCGGTTTGGACGTGCCGACGCGCAGCAGACCCAAACGCAAGAGATTCCGCGACCACCGGAGCAGGCAGCACAGCCGGAGCAGTACGAGTTTACCGGCGACGAGCTTGACAAGATGGAGGTCGAAAGGTTGGCTGCGCCCGATGTCGTTCTTTCATTCGACGAATTCAAACAAGCGCGCGAAACGAAAAAGCGACTTGCCAGTGAGGGCAAATTGCCTTCGGGCTTCGACATTGCCACGCAGGCGATCGGTGGGTTGCTTGTTACGGCAAAAGACGCCATTGCAAGCGCGATTTCGGACCCCATAGATTCTGCGGCACGTTCGGCCGCAACCGTTCAATCCGGAGTTAGTCAATCCGCAATCGGCTTGCTACAAATGGGGCGCATGGTCGACAGCCTTAGACGGCCGACAATCCGAATAAATGAAACTGGAGAGTTCGGAACGGATCGCCTTGATGACCCAGCTTTTCAAGCCAGGCTAACGGCAGCGGGGGCAACAGCGCGGCCAGTGACAGACCATGATCTGGCGCAATGGGATTATGACCGCTACACCTACGACAAGGGAATCGAGCAGGAACTAAATGCGCGCGCAACTCAGACAGCCCCGACAGAATTCCTTACGTCGATTTTGACTGGACGCGCTCAAGAGGAAGCTCCGGTTCAGTCGCAAGCAACCGCCGTTTCAATCGCAACGGATCCGCTGAACCTCCTTCCGATTGGGGCAGGATCGAAGGCGCTTGGTCTTTCGCGACTCGGGAAACGGTTTGCTGCAAGCACGCTGGGGGCGGTTGAGAAAGTGTCGGCGGGGGCCGTCGATGTGACCGAGCGCGCGGCAACTCGTCTTGCTGAGGCGGTGGAAGGCAAGATCGGCGTTTCCCCGGGTGCGGCAGTTGCGGCAAGTGCTGGCGCGTTGAGTGCTGGGGGAGTGATGGCTTCGGCTGCGGGGAACAATGACGCAGCGGCCAAACTGTACGGGACGGCGGGTCTAATTGCTGGGACATTCGGATTATTTAAGGGCGGACAGTTTATCTTGCGATCTGTTCCCGGCACGGCTGGCGCGGCAAAGATGATTTTGCGAGAGAGCGCGGGTGCGGCTGACGGCCTTGACGACGCGGCGAAAGCGGCCGTGTTTTCAAATCCAAACGTTCCGGATGCTTACAAGACCGGATTACTTTCAGGGGCCAGCGTCGAATCAACCCCACGACGCATCGCGCAGAATACCGATCTCCCGAAATCCATTCGCGTTCTTGCATCGACGCTTGACAACCAGCCAACAATCCAGGCCGTTCGCGGAGCAAGCGCGGTTGCAAAAGGCGCGGTGAAGGGCGCGGCGGCATCATTGCCGTTTGCAGCAATCGCATCGGCGGCGGGCAAGGATGAACAAGCCGCTTCAATGGTGGGCGCGGGCGTGGCGTTTGGTGTGGCGGGCGCAGCCGGGGAAAGAGTGCTCGGTGTTGGCTCTCGTCGCAAAACCGAACAGAACGCCGACATCGGACGCTTCCTTGTCGACACGGAACTTTCTGGCGGTGACGTCAACAGGCTGGCGCAGATGAAGCCCGAGGAGCTTTCGACGTTTGCAAACCTTCAGGGCCTAGTACGCCAGAACGTTGATGTTGTGCCGCTCGGGGGCGTCGACTTTGCAGCGAATCAGTACGCGCAAACCGCCCCTGGCGCGGCGGGGTTATTTGTTATTGCTGAACCAGGCTTCAAACCAAAAGTCATCGTCAACATTGATGCCCGCCGCACGGCTCCGCTTCCTCACGAAATCGCGCACGCGATTATTGGCTCTGGCGCAATGGATGGAAAAATGCGAGGCGACATCCGGCAATGGGTCGGCAAACTTTACGCGCCGCCCGAAATCATCGCCCGCGCTCAGGAGTACGCGGCAAACGTCGTACAAGCGGAAAACGCCACGGCCGCAACCATTCGTCCGAAAGCGTATACGCGCGAGCAGCTCGACGCGATCGACGCAGGGGCATTAACGATCGAACAGGCCGACGCAGCCAATAATGCGCCGACGCCGGAGCAGGTCGCGATCAAAATGGATGACCTTTCGCAAGCTGGCCTTGCGCGTGGCGACGTGGATCCGCTTGACTGGGCGCGCGACGAAATCTTTGCCGAACAATTCCGAAAGGGGTCCGGCGCAATGGACTTTGGAGCGATCCGGCGCGGGCTCCCGGCTGGCGGAATGCTGTCGGGATTTGTGGAGGGCGTGCTTGGGGCTAACGGTCGGGCGCTATCGGCGGCGGGGATCGATATTGACCCATCCACCGGGAGCCCGCGCCGCGTGTCGGAGGTGTTCGCGAAAAATCCGATCCTAAAGACAGACATTAAGATTGTTCGGCAACTCGAATCTTACGCAGCAAACTATCGGCGATGGCTGGGCGGGGCTGAATCTGACGCAGCGCGAGGAGTCCCGCTTGCTCGCAATGGAAGGCCGGCCGAGCTTGCGAACAATCCGCTTGTCACTTTCCACGACGCTCCTAATGGAGTGCGGGAATCCGTCTTTGCTCGTGTTCTTCCCAGCGGGGAAATTGTCTGGAAATCGCCAGATGAGATCCGCGAAGCGGAGCGCCAGCAATCGCAGCAGGTGCAAGCGCAAATCGGGTCGGCGCGGACGCCTGGCAAGCAGCGGCTTTTAACGCCGGCTGATTCAACAGTTGGTCCGCGAAAGGTCGGGGACAAAATCGTCATCGCTGGCAAAACGCTTCCGCCGTCATTTGACTTTATGACATCGTTCCCGGCGCACGTTCGGTCGTTTGCACGACAGATGGAGCTTGCAGCAGATCAGGGCGCGCCGCTTTTCATGCGATATAACCGGATCGGAACATCCGAGTCAGGCAGCTACAAGGTAATCAATCGCGGCAACGTGGAGGCGATCACGCGGGAGGTCCTTCCGTTTGGATGGGAAGTAACGTCTAAGGGCCACTTAATTAGCAAGGTCGTTGACCTGACCAGCATCCGCACGCGGGCGATGAAGGCAATCAACGACGGCAAGCTAGATGTTTTCGGCAACGACATTAAGCAGTTTGAGTCCGATGTGAAAACGTGGATGAACAACCACAAGAACAACCTGCCCGGGGAAAACGGCATTGGCATTTCCAAGCGCGATGCAATCAACGGCATCATGGGCATTGCGACAAATCGCAACCGGGCAGAGAATCCGCTTTCCCGCTCGTTTGGCCCCGGTTCGGCCATCAAATCAATCCGTCTTGACCGCATTGACACAGTGAATCCCAGCGGGCGGCAGGGGTTTGCCTTCGATTACGAAAAGGCAAACATGAATTTGTTGCCGGATGATTGGAACGCGGACGCGGTGCCGCTTGATAAGTTTTAAAATAAACCGGAGCAGGTTTTTGATTACATGCATTCCAACATTCCCGACGGCTTCAGGACCGGGAATGCGATTGATCAGAATCTAAAGCATTTGCATGAGGCTACGATGCGGACGCTCCCCGACGTCACTGAGTTTGTTAAAACAAAAACGGCGGGGAGCAAAAACCGAGGGAATGTTGAACACAACGTGTTCAAGGTTGGCAGCAAAGCCATCAAGGTCACTAAGGATGAGACGTGCGGCCTAGCAAGGTGCGCGATGTTGTATCTTTACAACATGAAAATGCTGGACGAGGCAAACAACGGGGCGCTTGGCGTAAGGGTGTTGGGGCGCGTCCATTACGGCGATTCCGACAAGAACCCATCTATTGCAATAGAGATGAATTGGATCGAAGGGGACATCGGAGAAAGATACGCCGTGGATCAGAAGCTTTTGAGCCTAGGATACAAGCAAACCAGCATCGGCACGGGTGGAGATGTGGAATGGCTCATGCCGGACAATTATCACAAGGCTTATGATTTACATGAGGGAAACGTACTCTTTACAGAGGACGGGAAAGACATTATTATTATCGACGGACACATTTACCCAGACTCAAGCAAGATTATGCCGAAAGCATATCAGAAAGTTTTTGAGGGGCTGGGCCATAAATCAACGTGGGTCCCAGAAGTGGAAGAATCCCCTATGTGGGAGGATTGAGTAACGCCATGACCATGACACCAAGACAAGTTCAAATCCAAGCAAAGTTAAAAAGAGGCGAGAAGCTATCTCCACAAGAGAGTGATGAGTGGTTCGAGTATATCTATCTAAGGAAGGCGGAAATCGACGCACGACCAGAGCGCGTAGCGTACAGGGAAAGCCTGAAGAAGAGGTTTGCCAAAAACCAAATGGACAGGCTTCCTGGGGATTTGTAGTTTGGAGCGCAAGGGGCGCGGTTCGTATCTGCGGAAAAAATTCATCAACCCCTATTTTTTTGTTGAACTCTACGACGACACGACGTATAGTGATCTCAACGCTAAGGGATGAGCCGAGGCGAAACAGAAAACCGCACACCAAATGAAAATCAAAGTCTCAATGTCAACGTATCTGGCGGCAATCCTCCTGCCCGACGGCAGGATTTACCGCCACTCAACCTCCGCCTCGAGCGGCGGATCCACCATCAGCCGCTGGGGCTTTGTCCCCGCCGGTCACCAAGAAGAGGTTGGATGGGGAGGGAAGCGGTATACCGCCACCATCTCCCCAGATGTACAGGTGGATCTCGTCCAAGAAGACATGGACGAGATCGTGGCACACGCCACTGCCAATCCGGAGTCGGAGCCGCCGATGTACTCGGCGGCGTGGTGGTATTTGGACCACCTCCCCTATTGGGGATTTGTTAATGACGGAAATAGAGACGTTTCCGTCCACGGTCCCCGCCCGGCGGTGGCGGACCGTGCGGCGGAGGTGTATCGCCACGTGCGATCCGACGCGAGATAATCCCCCCCCCCGCGCCGGGTCCGATCCCCGGCGCAACACCAAACCATACACCAATGAAATCAACATCGCCGATCAAACACGCTGGATACACAAATCCAGCAAAACAGGCTGCATTCGATGATCTTCCTGACATCGACAACCCGCAGAAATCCGAGCTGTCCTTCTTTGAGATGCTGCACATCTGGGCAAGCCTCGATAGTGAAATGGCTGGGCTAGAATGCGGAAGCCATACATCGAATAAAAAGCACGCTGCATTGTCCAGCTATGACAAAAAGTTCCAAGCGGAATTTGGCGTGACCGCTATCCAGGCATTTAACGAATTGCCGGAACCACACAAAAAATTCATGCAAGAGTTCCCTCATGGCCGGTAAACATATGACCCCCGGCGCACCAACCAAACACCAATGATAGCATACCACAACGATCCGAAACTGAAAGAAGCACTATTAGCCGAGGTCGAGAAGCATAGGCTCGCCGACCAAATTGTCAGCGGCACGTATGGCGAAGAAACCAACGGTGTGTGGCGAGGCTGCGCGGTCGGATGTAGCTTGCGCAGTCTCGGGCTGATCACCGGGAGAGCGATCAGACTCAACGACCACGCAGCATACGAAGCAGAGGTCGGCGTTTCGAGAGTCTTAGCTAGGCTGCAAGACGGAATTTTCGAGTGGCTGCCGGCGCATGATAAACCATGGTGGCCGGGCCAATTCTGGACTGCGATCCCGGTTGGTGCAGACCTTTCAATGGTCTGGCCGCGTTTCGCGGTCGCGCTATTAACCGATCCCGATCATGGCGTTATCCGCCGCGCCGATGCCAAGGCCAAAAGCGCCATCGAGTGTGTTTCGGGGCTGTATCAGCAATGGATCAACGGAGCAAAACCATCCGCCGAAGAGCGGGATGCGTCTCGAGATGCGGCTGCGGCTTGGGCTGCGGATGCGGCTGCGGCTTGGGCTGCGGATGCGGCTGCGGCTTGGGCTGCGGATGCGTCTGCGGCTTGGGCTGCGGCTGCGGCTGCGGATGCGTCTGCGTCTGCGGCTTCGGCTTCGGCTTCGGCTTCGGCTTCGGCTTGGGCTACGTCTTTGGCTTGGGCTACGTCTTTGGCTGCGGCTCGCCAGTGGCAGCGCGATGCGCTTCTGAGGTTGTTAGCCGAGGCTCCAGTCGTGGAGGTTGCGACGCATGGCACGGAGAGCCGCGAATGACCATGACCCCCGCCGAATACAAAACCGCCCGAGAGCAGCGCGGCACGCAGGTTGCCGTTGCTGCACGGCTAGGCATAGCGTGGCGCACGCTACAACGGCGTGAATCGGGAGAGTTCCGCATCACCGCCGAGGCGGTCGCGGCATTGCTCGCGCTGCCTATCATTACGGGGGGCGACCGATGAGCGAGCCCCAACACACATACGGCACGCCGGAATCGCGGGCGTACTGCCGCGACATTGGCGCGCTGTCGCCGGATCTGGCTTGGCGCGTCATCCGATCCATGCGCCAAGAGGAGCGCGCCACGATCGCGAAAACGCTAGGGCTACGTGGCCGCGTCTCAATGCGGAAAATCGCGCACCACTGCATCCGCACATTCGAGCACACACGGATCAACTAAGCGGGTCAACGGCGGTCAATGTCGGAATCGCTCGGGATTAGGTGACCATAGTGCGCCTGAGCGGTTCCGATTTCGTCGCCAAGCCATTTCGCCACCTTATAGATCGACACGCCAGCGGAAACAAGCAGGCTGGCAAACGTCCGGCGCATGTCGTGCCGAGTCGTCGACGGGAAGCCGCATGCGTGCACGTGTTCGGTAAACGGTCGCCGGAAATCGTAGCGGTAACGAGCCGCCCCTTTCACTACATCGGGCCGCAGCATGTACGGCGAGCGCAAGCCATAGTCGGCCAAGAACGCAGCAAACCGCTTTGTCAGCGGGATCGTGCGCGCTTCCCTGTCCTTCGGCATCCATGTTGAGGTTTGCGCGACGTGGAGCAAGCCAGCGTCAAGGTCGAACCATTCGGGGCGCGCTTCGATTATCTCCTCAGTGCGAAGCCCCGAATCGAACCCGCACAACAGGCAGAATTTTAGCTCGTCGTTGGGGAGCCTTGTTTCCGGCACGCTTCGCTTGTCAATCGCGTCAACAATCGCCTCAACGTCAGCGCGGCGGAGAAACGTCTTTCTTGCCGCGTTGCCACCGCGCGCGCGGCGCACTTGCTTGCATGGATTTGACCGAATCTTACCGCCAGCAACCAGCCAGGCCGCAAACGAAGACGCCATCGCAACGTATGAATTTGCTGTATCAATCGCCAGCCCTCGCCTCAAATGACCGTCGTACCACCGTTGCAGCCCCTCCGCCGACATGCTTGCCGGGGACGAAAAGCCGCACTCCTCGCCGCAAATCAGCAGCATGCGCTCCCGAACACTGGCGGATTGCGCTCGAAACGCGCGACGGTCTTTCTTGTCGGCAATGAATGCCTGCACTTCCGCCTTCCATTCCCCGGCCGTCAAAAGATCCGGCCTTGTTCGGATCTGCATGGCGCGCGTAATCGCTTCGGATTCGATCGTCGTTTTCAAGCTCTCCCGGTACGTGTGCCCGTTGCAACCCCATTTGAGCCAATACACGTCGCCGCGCTTGTACAATCCACGTATAACTGTGCCCTTTTTCTGTGCCCTTTTGTCGTTTTTGACGGGGTCTGACGTGGACTGACGGGATTCGTTCATTCCAGAGTTACTCTGTATTTTCCTTTTACTCTGTTGTTCCCCCATCGGGCCGGCGGGATTCGAACCCACGACCTCTACCACCCCAAGGTAGCGCTCTACCAAGCTAAGCTACGGCCCGCTGATTTGCGGAAGACGGT